GGTGCGCATACTTTCGTCGCGATAGATGATCGGGGATTCAATAACATTTACGCCGGAAGTGAACTCAAACAGGGTTCTGGCGTCGTTCTCGTACTGTTTTCCCCAGGCCAGCGCTTTAGCGTTAACTTCCGGAGCCACACCGGTGCAAACCTCAGCTAGCAGGGTGTGGAAGTAGGACATTTTCATGTCAGGCCACTTCTTTCCTGAGCGGGGCTTTGCTATCACGTTGTGAACTTCTGAAGCGGTGATGACGCCGAGCCGTAATTTGTGCCATGCATCATCCCCCTGTTCGACAGCTCTCACGTCGATCCCGGTACGCTGCAGGATAATGTCCGGTGTCATGCTGCCACCTTCTGCTCAGTGGCTTTCTGTTTCAGGAATCCAAGAGCTTTCACTGCTTCGGCCTGTGTCAGTTCTGACGATGCGCGAATGTCGCGGCGAAATATCTGGGAACAGAGCGGCAATAAGTCGTCATTCCATGTTTTATCCAGGGCGATCAGCAGAGTGTTAATCTCCTGCATGGTTTCATCGTTAACCGGAGTGATGTCGCGTTCTGGCTGACGTTCTGCAGTGTATGCAGTATTTTCGACAATGCGCTCGGCTTCATCCTTGTCATAGATACCAGCAAATCCGAAGGCCAGACGGGCACACTGAATCATGGCTTTATGCCGTAACATCCGTTTGGGATGCGACTGCCACGGCCCCGTGATTTCTCTGCCTTCGCGAGTTTTGAATGGTTCGCGGCGGCATTCATCCATCCATTCGGTAACGCAGATCGGATGATTACGGTCTTTGCGGTAAATCCGGCATGTACAGGATTCATTGTCCTGCTCAAAGTCCATGCCATCAAACTGCTGGTTTTCATTGATGATGCGGGACCAGCCATCAACGCCCACCACCGGAACAATGCCGTTCTGCTTATCAGGGAAGGCGTAAATTTCTTTCGTCCACGGATTAAGGCCGTACTGGTTGGCGACGATCAGCAATGCGATGAACTGCGCATCGCTGGCATCACCTTTAAATGCCGTCTGGCGAAGAGTGGTGATCAGTTCCTGTGGGTCGACAGAATCCATGCCGACACGTTCAGCCAGCTTCCCTGCCAGCGTTGCGAGTGCTGTACTCATCCGTTTTATACCTCTGAATCAATATCAACCTGGTGGTGAGCAATGGTTTCAACCATGTACCGGATGTGTTCTGCCATGCGCTCCTGAAACCCAACATCGTCATCAAACGCACGGGTAATGGCTTTTTTGCTGGCCCCGTGGCGTTGCAAATGATCGATGCATAGCGATTCAAACAGGTGCTGGGGCAGGCCTTTTTCCATGTCGTCTGCCAGTTCTGCCTCTTTCTCTTCACGGGCGATCTGCTGGTAGTGACGCGCCCAGCTCTGAGCCTCAAGACGATCCTGAATGTAATAAGCGTTCATGGCTGAACTCCTGAAAATGGCTGTGAAAATATCGCCCGCGAAATGCCAGGCTGATTAGGAAAACAGGAAAGGGGATTAGCGATTCAGGCCGTTACCGCGTCCGTCGAGAAAAACTTCCACGAGCAAATCACGGGTATAAGTGCGCTCGATGCCGCGATGCAGATAAAGCCGTCCGCGTAAATTAGCTGATGCAGTCCAGGTACCATCTTTGTGTTTGACCAGCATTCCTGGCATGACCGCACCTCGATTAACGGTCTGCGTTCCGTAATGTTGATGAACCATAAAAACTCCTGCCCGTAAGCTGGGCTGCTGAACATATAGAGACTTCTGCGCGTATTCAGGCGGTGGATGGCCGCCGGTTGTCATAACTAAGTCGCCTCGTTGAAGCGACTAAGGTATGAAATGTTGAGTTGATTTCAGCTGGTCACACCGACGTTCACGCGTCCGTTTCACCCCTCGCACTCCCCGAAGCCTGCTGAAATTCAAACTGCGGATCTAAGCGGTCATCGCAACGGTGAATCAGGTGGTTGCCGTATCGTTGTGTTGTTGCGATGAACTTATTTAAAACTATAGTTGTTTTACCGTCAACAACAAAAGTTGTTTTATTGGTTGTTTTAGATATAACTGGTTGTATTTAGGATGGATTTATTTTGTGACTTGAATCGCATAGCGATAACTGAAGCGAGGTTATGGTGGTTTTTTTAACGGTGTGTGTGATGAGGGGAGGGCAAAAGAAAACCCGGCACGGTGACCGGGATTCTTACGCCGTTAGGTAAAGATATTATTGCGGTGGCTTAATATTACTACCTAGAGCAAAGATAGGAATTAGTTCTTTACTGAATGAGCACAATGCCCAGTTGATAATTTTTAATTGGTACTACCCATGCTTTCTATATGTCTGCGGCATGCTCCCAATAACCTTACCGAAGATGAACACCCGGTTCATCTCGTCTTTCTCGATCGGGTCCCACGGTGAGTAGCTTTTGTTATCAGAGATGACCAGCAGCTTATCCTTCATCATTTGCAGGCGCTTTACATGGGCTGTGTCGTCGTACAGAAACGCATAGATACCATCACCGTCGAAAGATTTAACTGTGATATCAACGAACAGCAGATCACCTGGTTCGATCGTTCCTGACATGCTGTCACCACGCACGTTAATGATGCGGATATTTTCCGCCTTCCTACCATCGAACATATGACGAGCATCGTCAAACGAGTACTCAACCGAGCGTAGAACTTCTACAAACTCACGGTTGATGACTCCCGGCCCAGCACTGACTTCTATATCAAGAACGTCAATCTTGAAGTATTTGGAATGGCTGACAGTTGATTGTATTGGTTGCACTGTACTGTCTGACATATTTCCAACGCCAGAAGATAACCATTCTGCGCGCACACCCAAAGCGTTCGCGATCTCCACGATTTTAGTTGTTTGATTAGCTTTCCCTGTTTCGATTTTCTGAATAGCAGCTTGGCTAACCCCGACCAAATCCCCAAGCGCCTTTTGTGTAAGGCCTCGCGCTAATCTGGCTTCTTTAAGTCTTTCTGAGAGTGTTGTTTTCATAGTCCAAATGTACAACCAAGGTTTTATTTCATCAAACGAAAATGGTTGTTGACTAAAAACAACCATGGTTTTAATCTTGATTCAAATTAACCACGGAGGTTGTTATGAACCCAGCTATCAAAACAGCGATCAATATCGTTGGTTCACAAAAGAAACTGGGCGCTGCTTGCGAAGTTTCACAGCAGGCCGTCTATAAGTGGCTTCACAACAAAGCAAAGGTATCCCCTGAACATGTCGGCAGCATTGTTACGGCTACTGGTGGAGTAGTGAAGGCATACCAGATTCGCCCGGATCTTCCGAAGTTGTTTCCACACACCGAAAAGAACGCAGCTTAAATTTCCATTTCACGCTCTTTAACAATAAGCAATCAACTTAACAGTCAATTCAAACTAAAGGAGTCAATTATGCAACCACTTACATACCAACAGACTAGCGGATTTAGCCCGACTGCGGTGATAAATCGTTCTCAAACAAAACAGGTGCCAGGCCACGAAAAAATCCGTGATGCCGTCCGCGCTTGGTCTGCTGAAGATAATCAGGATGTAGTTGCCGCACTCATTGTGAATGAGTATCGAGCACAGGGCGGCGGCACCATCGATTTTCCTGATGATGTCAGTCGTGCACGCCAGAAGCTGTTCCGCTTCCTCGATAACAAATTCGATTCTGAAAAATACCGAAATAACGTGCGTGAACTGACCCCGGCAATTCTGGCGGTACTACCGCTGGAATATCGCGGCCACCTGGTTGAGCAGGATAGCTTCATGGCTCGGCTGGCTGAAATGGAAAAGGAACTCAGTGAGGCAAAGCAGGCGGTCATTCTCAACGCACCACGCCACCAGAAACTGAAGGAGATGAGTGAAGGCATTGTGTCGATGTTTCGAGTGGACCCGGATCTGGCTGGTCCATTGATGGCGATGGTCACCACCATGCTGGGGGCAATATGACAGGTTCAAAAATGGCGAAAGTCGGTCTGCGGGAACAGAACCGACTTTCAGGTGCAAATCGTAACACACTCATTGCGGGAGGAATTATGGCAAACACTGCTGAGATATTCAATTTTCCAGTGCCGGATGCGGCACAAAAGGAGCCGCGCGTGGCAGATCTCGATGATGGTTATACGCGCATTGCAAATGAGTTGCTGGAAGCTGTGATGCTGGCCGGATTAACACAGCACCAGCTTCTGGTCTTTCTGGCTGTCATGCGCAAAACATATGGCTTTAATAAAAAACTGGATTGGGTTAGCAACGAGCAACTTTCCGAATTAACCGGGATATTGCCGCACAAGTGTTCTGCTGCAAAAAGTGTTCTGGTAAAGCGTGGGATTTTTATTCAGAGCGGGCGGAATACCGGCATTAATAATGTGGTCAGTGAATGGTCAACATTACCCGAATCAGGTAAGAAAAATAAAGTTTACCTGAAAGAGGTAAATTTACCTGAATCAGGTAAAAAAAGTTTACCCAAATCAGGTAAAGGCGTTTACCCGAATCAGGTAAACACAAAAGACAAACTAACAAAAGACAATATAAAACCTTTTTCGTCCGAGAATTCTGGCGAATCCTCTGACCAACCAGAAAACGATCTTCCTGTGGTGAAACCGGATGCTGCAATTCAGAGCGGCAGCAAGTGGGGGACAGCAGAAGACCTGACCGCCGCAGAGTGGATGTTTGACATGGTGAAGACCATCGCGCCATCAGCCAGAAAACCGAATTTTGCAGGGTGGGCTAACGATATCCGCCTGATGCGTGAACGTGACGGACGTAACCACCGCGACATGTGCGTGCTGTTCCGCTGGGCATGCCAGGACAACTTCTGGTCCGGTAACGTGCTAAGTCCGGCCAAACTCCGCGACAAGTGGACCCAGCTCGAAATCAACCGAAACAAGCAACAGGCTGGCGTGACAGCCGGCAAACCAAAACTCGACCTGACGAACACTGACTGGATTTACGGGGTGGAGCTATGAAAAACATCGCCGCACAGATGGTTAACTTTGACTGTGAGCAGATGCGCCGGATCGCCAACAACATGCCGGAACAGTACGACGAAAAGCCACAGGTACAGCAGGTAGCGCAGATCATCAACGGTGTGTTCAGCCAGTTACTGGCAACTTTCCCGGCGAGCCTGGCTAACCGTGACCAGAATGAACTGAACGAAATCCGCCGCCAGTGGGTTCTGGCTTTCCGGGAAAACGGGATCACCACAATGGAACAGGTTAACGCTGGAATGCGCGTAGCCCGTCGGCAGAATCGACCATTCCTGCCATCACCCGGGCAGTTTGTCGCCTGGTGCCGGGAAGAAGCATCTGTTAACGCCGGGCTGCCAAACGTCAGCGAGCTGGTTGATATGGTTTACGAGTATTGCCGGAAGCGTGGCCTGTATCCGGATGCAGAGTCTTATCCGTGGAAATCGAACGCGCATTACTGGTTGGTTACCAACTTGTACCAGAACATGCGGGCCAATGCGCTGACTGACGCGGAATTACGGCGCAAGGCTGCCGATGAACTGACCTGTATGACAGCGCGAATTAACCGTGGTGAGACGATACCTGAACCAGTAAAACAACTTCCTGTTATGGGCGGTAGACCTCTAAATCGTGCACAGGCTCTGGCGAAGATCGCAGAAATTAAAGCTAAGTTCGGACTGAAAGGAGCAAGTGTATGACGGGCAAAGAGGCAATTATTCATTACCTGGGGACGCATAAGAGCTTCTGTGCACAGGACGTTGCCGCGGTAACAGGCGCAACCGTAACCAGCATAAATCAGGCTGCGGCTAAAATGGCGCGGGCAGGAATCCTGGTCGTTGATGGTAAGGTCTGGCGAACGGTGTATTACCGGTTCGCTACCAGAGAAGAACGGGAAGGAAAGGTGAGCACGAATCTGATTTTTAAGGAGTGTCGCCAGAGTGCCGCGATGAAACGGGTATTGAGGGTATATAAAAGAACATCAATGGGTACACAATGATGAAACAGGTGAGTTGAGTTCAAACTGTAGTACAATTCTCTCCAGTTTGAACAGGAAAGAATATGCTATGAACCCTTATATTTATCTTGGTGGTGCAATACTTGCAGAGGTCATTGGTACAACCTTAATGAAGTTTTCAGAAGGTTTTACACGGTTATGGCCATCTGTTGGTACAATTATTTGTTATTGTGCATCATTCTGGTTATTAGCTCAGACGCTGGCTTATATTCCTACAGGGATTGCTTATGCTATCTGGTCAGGAGTCGGTATTGTCCTGATTAGCTTACTGTCATGGGGACTTTTCGACCAACGGCTGGACCTGCCAGCTATTATAGGCATGATGTTGATTTGTGCCGGTGTGTTGGTTATTAATTTATTGTCACGAAGCACACCACATTAAAATAATTTGTTTCTAAACGACTAAAATATGGAGGCTCTTATATTTATATGAGCCTCGTTTTATGCTTTTTGTTAATGTCTTTATTTTTTATGTATTCTTTTGTGCTTTCAAGATTATGGCGTAAGAAAATTGCAATACGATTATTGTTGTATATTCAAGATAATGTGACCTTAATTGTCTTTTTAAATAAAAATTAAACAAAAATTATATCCCACCACTAAGGTTTATAAAAGCATACGTTAGCAGGTGTCACCATGAAAAAAGCCATAGCATATATGCGATTTTCATCACCAGGTCAGATGTCTGGTGACTCATTAAACCGACAGAGAAGACTTATTGCTGAATGGTTAAAGGTAAATAGTGATTATTATCTTGATACCATAACATATGAAGATTTAGGATTAAGTGCATTCAAAGGAAAGCATGCACAATCAGGAGCTTTTTCGGAATTTTTAGATGCTATAGAGCATGGTTATATATTGCCAGGAACTACATTGTTAGTTGAAAGTCTGGACAGACTTTCAAGAGAAAAAGTCGGTGAAGCGATTGAACGTCTGAAATTGATTTTGAATCACGGTATTGATGTTATAACTCTTTGCGACAATACAGTCTATAATATTGACTCTTTGAATGAGCCATATTCATTAATAAAAGCCATACTTATAGCACAAAGGGCAAATGAAGAAAGCGAGATAAAGTCAAGTCGGGTTAAATTATCATGGAAGAAAAAACGGCAGGATGCACTGGAATCAGGTACGATTATGACGGCGTCTTGTCCGAGATGGCTCTCCTTAGATGACAAAAGAACGGCTTTTGTTCCAGACCCCGACAGGGTGAAAACTATTGAGCTAATTTTTAAACTCAGGATGGAAAGGCGCTCATTGAATGCAATAGCCAAGTATTTAAATGATCATGCTGTAAAGAATTTCTCAGGAAAAGAAAGTGCATGGGGACCTTCTGTAATTGAAAAATTATTAGCGAATAAAGCTCTGATAGGTATATGCGTACCTTCATATCGTGCAAGAGGGAAAGGGATAAGTGAAATCGCTGGCTATTATCCCAGAGTCATATCAGATGATTTGTTTTACGCTGTACAGGAAATTCGGTTGGCACCTTTTTGTATTAGCAATAGTAGCAAGAATCCTATGCTAATAAATCTACTTCGAACAGTTATGAAGTGTGAGGCTTGTGGTAATACCATGATTGTTCATGCGGTATCTGGAAGTTTGCATGGCTATTATGTTTGTCCGATGAGAAGATTACATCGATGTGACAGGCCATCAATAAAAAGAGATTTGGTTGATTATAATATCATTAATGAATTGCTTTTTAATTGTAGCAAAATTCAACCAGTTGAAAACAAGAAAGATGCTAATGAAACTTTAGAGTTAAAAATTATTGAGCTTCAGATGAAAATTAATAATTTAATCGTTGCATTGTCTGTCGCGCCTGAAGTTACCGCTATAGCAGAGAAAATAAGACTATTAGATAAGGAATTACGAAGGGCTTCGGTATCATTGAAAACTTTGAAGAGTAAAGGTGTAAATTCATTCAGTGATTTTTATACTATTGACTTAACCAGTAAAAATGGACGAGAGTTATGCCGTACACTTGCCTATAAAACATTCGAAAAAATCATAATTAATACGGATAATAAAACCTGTGATATTTATTTTATGAATGGCATTGTTTTTAAACACTATCCTTTAATGAAAGTAATATCCGCCCAGCAGGCGATAAGTGCTCTCAAATATATGGTTGATGGTGAGATTTATTTCTAAATAATGATCTCGGATTTTAAGTTATGCTATGGTGATAAAGTGCAAGACAGAATTAATTATCTTTGACGAAACTTAATGGGTAATTACTTTGTTTGCTCCCACAAGCGAGTTTTGTACGGCTGTATTGGGGTAGTAAATGAGCTATACAATCTTAATCATTTGTCAGGTGAGAACTCTTGGTCGCAGATTCAAATACTGAAAATACGTGACAAATTATTATGAGCAAAATGGTGTATGTCACGTATTTTGAATGATAGGTTAAAAAATAACACCGACTTTCGTAGGTATTACTAATAATAAAGCAGAGTTTTTAGATAGTATCAATGTGCTTTGTGTATATTGTGGCAAATAATTGGGTTGGGGGTACAATTGTGATTGCTTTTGCATAAAAATTGCGCCTTTATGCATAATGAGATAAAGGAATATCAAATAAAATAACGATAGGTCATAACAAAGAGGTTTTTATGAAAACACTTATCGTTTCAACTGTATTGGCATTCATAACATTTTCTGCGCAGGCTGCAGCATTTCAGGTCACTAGTAATGAAATAAAAACAGGAGAGCAACTTACAACGTCTCATGTCTTTTCTGGATTTGGGTGTGAAGGTGGTAATACATCGCCCTCATTAACCTGGTCTGGTGTTCCTGAAGGTACCAAAAGCTTTGCCGTAACTGTATATGATCCAGATGCACCTACAGGCAGTGGTTGGTGGCATTGGACTGTTGTTAATATTCCAGCAACAATAACATATTTGCCCGTTGATGCAGGGAGACGTGATGGAACAAAACTGCCGACTGGTGCTGTTCAAGGCCGAAATGATTTTGGCTATGCTGGGTTTGGTGGCGCGTGTCCTCCTAAAGGAGATAAACCACATCATTACCAGTTTAAAGTATGGGCTCTAAAAACTGAAAAGATTCCTGTAGATTCTAACTCCAGCGGAGCGTTAGTTGGTTATATGCTTAATGCTAATAAAATCGCAACCGCTGAGATAACACCAGTTTATGAGATAAAGTAGGGTGAGAGTATGCTGGCAAGAGGTAAGACTAACTTAAAGATCGAAGAAATACGGATGCATAAACATCATGAGATTCATAGGGTTAAGCCTCTTATGCCAGCTTTGTGTCGTATCCGTCAGGGAAAGAAAGTTATCAATTGGGAGACGCATACTTTAACTGTTGATAATAATCAAATAATATTATTTCCTTGTGGTTATGAATTTTATATTGAGAATTATCCTGAAGCAGGGCTTTATCTTGCAGAAATGCTTTACTTACCCATTGATTTAATTGAGAGTTTCCAAAAACTTTATACGGTAACTGATCAAATACGTAACAAAACAAGTTTCTTTTTACCTCAGAATCCTGAGTTAATATATTGTTGGGAGCAACTAAAAACATCTGTTTCCCGAGGCTTCTCAACTAAAATTCAGGAGCACTTAGCAATGGGCGTTCTACTTTCGTTAGGAGTGAATCATGTTAATCATTTACTTTTATCATATAGTAAACAATCATTGATAAGTCGTTGTTATAACCTGCTGCTATCCGAACCCGGCACAAAATGGACAGCAAACAAGGTTGCTCGATATCTCTACATTTCTGTTTCTACATTACATCGCCGTCTAGCAAGCGAGGGGGTAAGTTTCCAAAGTATACTGGACGATGTGAGGTTAAATAATGCGTTGTCTGCTATACAAACGACGGTAAAACCTATAAGCGAGATTGCCAGAGAAAATGGTTATAAGTGTCCTTCTCGTTTTACTGAAAGATTTCATAATCGTTTTAATATAACACCAAGAGAGATAAGAAAAGCTTCCAGAGAGTAAAAGTGTTTTAAGAAGGAGCAATTCTATCGATTTTGATTTTGGGAAATCAACACGGCATAATTATGTCACCGGAGCCTGAACAACTCCGGTGACTTCTGCGCTAAACGGGGACGTTTATGCGCACATACAATCCAAACTCTCTTCTCCCTTCACAGATGCAGAAATGCACCTGCAATTCTTTGCATCTAGCGTTTGACCTCTGCGGAGGTGAAGCGTGAACCTCTCACAAGACGGCATCAAATTACATCGCGGCAACTTCACCGCTATCGGTCGGCAGATCCAGCCTTATCTGGAGGAGGGCAAATGCTTTCGCATGGTGCTTAAACCGTGGCGTGAGAAACGCAGTCTTTCCCAGAATGCACTCAGCCACATGTGGTACAGCGAAATCAGTGAATACCTCATCAGCAGGGGTAAAACGTTCGCCACTCCAGCTTGGGTAAAAGATGCTCTCAAACACACATATCTCGGTTATGAAACCAAAGACCTGGTTGATGTCGTAACCGGTGATATCACCACTATCCAGTCGTTACGCCATACCTCCGATCTTGATACCGGAGAGATGTATGTCTTCCTGTGTAAGGTTGAAGCCTGGGCGGTGAATATTGGCTGCCACCTGACTATTCCGCAGAGCTGCGAGTTCCAGCTGCTCCGCGACAAGCAGGAGGCGTAATGGCTACACCGCTTATTCGTGTCATGAACGGACACATCTACAGAGTATCAAATCGTCGTAAGCGTAAGCCTGAGCTGAAGCCATCCGAAATACCAACACTGCTCGGATATACCGCTAGCCTGGTTGATAAAAAATGGTTGCGACTGGCAGCAAGGAGGAATCATGGCTGATTTGAGAAAAGCAGCGCGTGGTCGGGAATGCCAGGTAAGAATCCCTGGCGTATGTAATGGCAATCCTGAAACGTCTGTACTGGCACATATCCGGCTGGCTGGATTGTGCGGTACCGGTATCAAACCGCCAGACCTGATTGCCACCATTGCATGTTCTGCCTGCCACGACGAAATCGACCGCCGCACACATTTTGTCGATGCTGCATATGCAAAAGAATGCGCGCTGGAAGGTATGGCGAGAACACAGGTTATCTGGCTGAAAGAGGGGGTTATTAAGGCGTGAATACCTACAGTATCACATTACCCTGGCCTCCGAGCAATAATCGCTATTACCGCCATAATCGCGGGCGCACGCACGTCAGTGCAGAGGGGGCAGGCATACCGCGATAACGTCGCCCGAATCATTAAAAACGCAATGCTGGATATCGGCCTGGCTATGCCTGTGAAAATCCGCATTGAGTGCCACATGCCGGATCGCCGTAGCCGTGACCTGGATAATCTGCAAAAAGCCGCTTTTGACGCACTCACTAAAGCAGGTTTCTGGCTGGATGATGCTCAGGTCGTTGATTACCGCGTTGTGAAGATGCCTGTTACCAAAGGTGGGAGGCTGGAACTGACCATCACCGAAATGGGGAATGAATGATGTTTGAGTTTAATATGGCAGAACTTCTTCGCCACCGCTGGGGGCGTCTGCGCTTATATCGTTTCCCCGGCTCTGTTTTGACCGATTACCGAATACTGAAGAATTACGCCAAAACACTGACAGGAGCAGGAGTATGAAGTCAGAGATAACAATCAACTAATACTGTTTTGTTGATTTTTGCTTGTAAT